AACGATCCTGGCGGATGCTGGCTGGCTTGTGATCGAGGATTTCCGCGCCCCACCACCGCTGCACGGGCTGCTCAGAGGTAAGCGCGAATTCCACCGTGCGCTTTTCCTTATCGATGTTTTCCACCGTGGCGGCGCGAAACTGCACCGGCAGCGAGGTGGGAATCTTTTGTGTTTGATCGCTCATAGTTTCAACATGCCTCAGTTATGAAAAACCGCGCTAATTGCCGCCCTTTGCCTTCACTTGATCGCCCTCGCTGGCATCCTCCGGAGCGGCTGCATCGCCCTTGGTATCGGTGCCCAGCTTGAGGCCCTTGCTCTTGATCAACTCTTCCTCGTAAGCAAGCTCATCGAGCGTTTCTTCCAGGTCGTATCCGCGCTCGCCCAGGATGCGGCTCCGCGTATCGAAACCGTTCTGCACATCGAGCGCGTTGCTTTGCCCATCCTTGAGCGGATCAACCCAGGGCCAGCCGCGCGGGTGCCACACGCACTGAGAGGCTACGGTTTCAAGATCGCGCACGCCCAGGTTTACGCGGCCCGAAAGCACCGCGCACTCCAGCCACTTGGTAAATACAGGCCGGTGGAAACTCTCGATCATCCACTTTTGGCGCACGCGCCACATATCGCGCTCATTCAACAAACCGGCGCGGATCGAGGAAAAGTTAACGCCCTCCAAATCCTCTGCCAGTGAGTTGTAAGAAACGCCCAGGCTCGCCGCGATCCCGCGTTTCACTTCTTTTACAAACGGCGCGAAAACTCCGCTGGGATGCTCCGGCTTGAATTCCTTGAAATCCTGATCGCCTTGCAGCGTGAGGAAACCGCCCGGCGTGGCCTCCATCTCGATGGTGCCATCCTCGTTGCGATTCTCTGCCGTGTACTCGCCGCCGCCCTGCTTGGGCACAATGATGCCCATCTGACAAGCGGCCACGCGCGCCGCCGTTACTTCGGCCTCCAGATATCCACGCAGCATATTCATCTGAAACATGGCCGGGGCCATCCACGGCACACCGCGCGTTTGCGTTGCCGAATCGAGCCGGTAACCGTGGCTCACCATCTCGGCGGGCACGCGCACGCGATCTGATGGCCTGGCGCTCCACTCGTTGGGGTGTCGATTCCAAATGTGATACGCCACCGGGCGCTGGAACTGATCCACCTCCACGCCCATGCGGATTTCCGTTCCGCGCTGGGTTTTCTCCATAAAAAAGGTGTGATCGAGTTGATCCATATCCATCCGCTGGAGCGTGAAACCCCAGGGATTGGCATCCGTAACCTTGAGGATCACGAGGTATTCGCCATCCATCGCCGCCGTGCGCGCAATCAGGCGCTCAAGCTCATCAAAGCTCTGCTTTCCGTCAACCGTGCAGATGCCGCGCGCGCACCACTTGTGCCACTCCTCTTTGATCTGGTTATTGAGCGATTCGGCCAGGCCATCGCCGCGAAAGTTTTTTACCTTCGGCTGAAACCTCATGCCATGCTTGCCAATAATGTTGGACTCGCAGAGGGAAAGAAACTTGGCGGCCGTGGGATCGTTATCGGCAAGCTCGCGCGCGCGCGAGCGGAGCTTGCGAAGATCGGTCCACAATTTCTGATCGCGCGAAAGCACGCTCATGGCCCAATCGAAGGTGAGGCGGCCCATCTGTGCGGCAGAGAACATGCGCCCGCCGGAGTGTACCGGCCCGCTCTTGGCGGCCAGGCTGGCGTAACTGCGAGCAATGGCGGCCCGCTTGGCTTCGGTCAAATCAAGCGCTTCAATAGGCATTGTGAAAACTCGCTCCGATGGTGCGTTTTGGCGGAACCTCGCCGCGCGCAATGCGGATGGCGCGCACGCGGGCCTCGAAAATTGTTCGCGCGTTGAGCACTTCTTCCCAGGTGTTGAGCCTCAACTCGCGCTCGTACACGCGGTAACTCGCCACATCGCCCTTGCTCTTGGCGGTGATCATGGCCATGATGTTGTCAAGAATGATTTCGTCCTGGGTGCGCTCATCGAGGCCGCCGGTGGTGGCTTGCAGGTTGGGCAACACCTCAACCATGCCCTCTGCCACCGTATAGCGGTTGGCGGCCTTATCGGTGATGTAGGCTTGCCAGCGGTACTTGTCCGGTGCCCACGCGGCGGTGGTGATCGCCGGGATTGTAACCTCGTAATTCTCGCTGCCGATCTGCACCATGCTGCCGTTGATCTGGAGCGTGGCGGTGCGGCTCACGAGCGTGTAACTGAGCATGTAACCGGCCGGATCGGTGGGCGGGTAATCGTCAACCTGGCGCTGCCAGGTAACGGTGTCACCGGCGCGGATGGCGCGAGGCTCCGGTTGCGGGGAATTCGGAATCGCGAGCGGATCGAGGCTCAGAAAAGTGCTGCCCATGTTTTGAGCATGGGCCAGCTTGCGAAATCAGCGCGAATTAGGCGGTTTTATCGGGAATAAGCCGCGTGGTGGGCTGGATTGGTGGCTCGTTCCGCTTATAAACTGCTCCACCGCGCTGATGTAATTCTCCAGATGGCTTTCAGCGCTTGCATGGTCCCATCCGTTCAAAAACATCAACTCATTGATGGCTTGCTCTCTGTAATCGGATAACAACACCGGCACACCCTCCACGCGGTCTAGTTTGTATGTATGGCACCGATTATTTCCGCTGCAACGATGCACGCGAAGTGATAGCGATCACACCGGCGGTGTTGAAAACCCGGCCGCTTTTTACGGTTGTCAGTTATCAGAAGCGTAACAACCCGCGCGGAGGATCGGGGTTTTTTGATGTGCCGTTGATCATGCGATCCTCAAGCTCCGCGATAAGCTCCTGATGTACCCTCTCCGCCGTGGGCCGATCAAATCCATTCAACTTCATCAACTCGATGATTGCCCGCTCGCGGGCCTCGATCAACCTGCAAGCATTCCGCCAGGCTGCTGCCGATGAGCCTGAATAACTGCATCCCAATTGTGTGCCATCGAGCCGTGCGATGATCCAACCGGAAAAACCATCCACCGGAGGCCATGCTCGTTTTGCCCTGGCATCGGGAAACTTTGCGAGCACGGCCGCACGAAACTTAGTCATTCGCTCACCTCGTCAAAGAGTTTTTTCTCGTGGGCATCGGCCAGCGCGTTGAATTCGGCCGGTAGTTTTTGCGGCACGATCCCTGCGTTATAGAGCGCGCGCCACTCGTATGCAAAACGCTCTTGCGCTTTCTCCAGCCAATCACCTCCGCATGTTAGCGATGAAACGGCCACCGCCGCACACACCGTTTTGGGTGCCGCACCAAAGAGCTTGCCCAGCGCGGTTTGGTACTCGTTGTCACGATAGTTGATATTCATCGCTCACCTCGCCGTCATGGTTTGCGGATCGGCTGGCTCATCCTCGAAACAGTTGCCGCAGATGAGCGCCGCATCCGGTTTGGCCCAGGCGTTCAAGCCGCACACCGGGCACGTGAATTTGGTTTTGCTGTGCGTGCTGGCGTTGCGCGAGCGCTCGCGGTAACGCTCCGCCGCCTTGAGGCAAGCCGGGCACGGCCCGGTGTAAACAAGCATCTGCCGGGCCGTGAGCTTGCGCGGGCACTCCGGCAGATGTGTGAGTTTAGTTTTCATCGGGTAAACCGATCTATACGCGGGCACGATCCAAATACCTGCTGTAAGCGCGCTTGTTTTTCTTCCTCGCACTTGGGACAGATGTAAAGGGTTTTGCCGCGCTCAACTTCCACAAGCCGCCGCTGTAAGTTGTGAGTTTCGCATACATTGATCATTTGTGATCCTTTCACCTCATATTGAACTGCCCACGATCACATCGCGGTAGGCATCAAACTGCCACTTGGCGCACTCCCATCGTGCTCCCAGCGGCAACCCGCGAGTATCAAAGCGCACCGCCTCATACTCGTGAAGGCGGTACACCTCACCGGCGAGCAGCCAGTAAGACATTGAGCCATTACTGGCGATCCGCACCGCCTCCGCCGCCATCTTAGGCCACCTCCGTGCAGGAGGTGACCACGTATGGCGAGCCACCGATTGGCCGCTCGCAGCGAAAACCCACCGGCATAAACACGGTGGTGGTTTCGGTGAAGGTGAGGCCAGCCAGCGGGCCAGCGGTGAACTTGCGGGTTACTTGGAAGCACTTCATGTTT